CTTTGGTATATTAAATTTTTGTTTTGCCATAGTTCCTTTTAGTTTAATTATATCTATAAATATAACAATGTTACAATTTGTTACAATTAAATAATTGTCATTAAAATCTAATGTTTGTAAATTATACTATAATGATTAGGACAAAATTTTGACATTAGATAAAAAAATAGTTATATTTGATTTAGATGGCACACTAGCCCTCATAGACAAACGAAGAAAAATATCCACTAACAATAAAGGTAAAATAGATTGGAGTAAGTTTTTCGACCCTGATATGGTTGATTTAGACGACCCCAACACACCAGTTATTATAATCGCTAATTTACTTTCAAGTCAATATAGAATTTGGATTTTATCAGGTCGTTCTGATGTTACTAAAGAAGCTACTTTGAATTGGTTAAGAAAACATAAAGTTACATTCGACCACCTTCAAATGAGGCCTCAAAGTCATCTATATATGCCCGACAACCAATTAAAACAAATTTGGTTAGATAATATTGGTAAAGACAATGTTGCTATGGTATTTGACGATAGACAACAAGTTGTTGATATGTGGAGAGATAATGGCCTCACCACATTTCAAGTTGCAAAAGGAGATTTTTAATGAAGTGTAGTATGTGTGAAAAAAACATACCTAAAGAAAGAGTTGAACTTGGATTTACAATTTGTATCAAATGTTCAACAGAAGAAAAAAAATTAGGTCATATAATATATCCTCATAAGACTGGTGCATATATTCAAGTTGTTGACAAGTCCACACATGATGATTTAAACAGATTGGATAGACGTGGTGGTAGCTCTAAAACAGCTAAACATTATAAGTCATTTAGTGTTGACAAACCAAAGCCTATATTATTTAAAGATAAAAAGTGTACCAAAGTTTATACTAAATATGATGTAGCTCTTGAATTAGTTAATAATTATTATGAAAAATGGGGTTATGAACCTACATTACAATATTTAAGAAAGTTAAACAGTTCTGGTGATATACCATTGATGACACGAGTTAAGATACAAGATATTATTACTGAAAGATATTTGAATCCTTCACCAAGAGCATTAAGAAGAAAATTTAAATCTAATAATGTTTGTTGATTGTTACAAACTGTTACATTTTATTTATTGGTTTTTTATTAGAATATCTCTAAATTTATATAGATGATGAGAGAGAAAAAAGATAACAAAAGGAGATTTATGAGTTTTAACTCTAAAGATTACAAAGGATTTACTTTTCGTAGTGGGCCTGTAAAAAATAAAACCAAATCCTATTCTTCATTTTGGGATAATTCATCTGATGTTGATGTAGATGAATTTCTTGGTAATGAGGTTGATAAACCTAAAGGTAAAGATTTAGTCGCTTTGGCTGGTTATAAAAGAGCCATTAGTAACTTTGTTAATATCGTTACTGGTGAAAACATTCCTGTTGTGTTTAATTCAAAAGATGATAGTTACACCGATGGTAAAAAAGTTGTCATTGGTTCAAATATTGATGAGAAAAAATTTGATGTTGCTGTTGGTTTAGCTCTTCACGAAGGTTCTCACATTGCACTTTCTGATTTTAATTTATTAAAAAATTTAGAGATTGAGATACCAGATGAACTTTTTGTTCATGGTGAAAGTGTTGGTGTTTATAGACATGAAGTTATCACTACTGTAAAATCTCTATTAAATTATATTGAAGATAGAAGAATTGATTCTTTTATTTTCAAAACCTCACCTGGTTATAAAGGTTATTATCACTCTATGTATGATAAGTATTTTTATTCTAAACAAGTTGATAAAGGTTTATTATCTTCTGAATTTAGAGTTGAAAATATTGAGTCTTATATGTTTAGGATTATTAATCTTCATAATTCCAATCGTCAATTAGGTTCTCTTAAAGGTTTGAAAGAAATTTATCACACTATTGATTTAGGTTCTATTCAAAAAGGTTTTATGAAAGATACTCGTGAAGCTTTCAATACTGCTTGTGAGGTTATGAGTATTATTCTTTTCAATATTGATAAGATTGAAACATCAGATGAATCAGAAGGTAATCAAAATGGTTCTGATGGTGATAGTGAAACTTCTAATGGTAATGGTATAGGTGATTCTGACAATACTATCACCGATGAAGAACTTGAAGATATGATTGAAAATAATTCTATTGGTAATGGAACTCCTAATGATGATGGTTCTCAACCTGTTGAACTTTCAGATAGACAAAAAGAGTTATTGAAAAAAGCTTTTCAAAAACAAGAAAAGTTTCTTGATGGTGATGTTCAAAAAACTTATATATCTAAAAAAGATTCTAAAGATATGTCAGCTCTTGAAGAGAGTGGGGCAAGTTATGAACAAGTTGGTTCTGATGTTCCTAAATATTCTCTTTATGGTTCTTCGGTTGGGCAAGGTACTAAATGTTTAGTTGTTAAAAAACTAACACAAGCATTGATTGATTCAGGCACTTTCGGATGTGCTCACTGGCATAATCAGAAAAATTATGATTCTGATAGAAGATGGACTTCTAAAAAATACAACTTTGTTGAAGAAGGTTTAAGACTTGGTTCTATTCTTGGTAGAAAACTTCAAGTTAGAGGTGAGGAGTCTCAATTAAAATTCACAAGACAAGATTCAGGTAAGATTGACAAGAGATTAATTTCTGAATTAGGTTTTGGAAATTCAAATGTTTTCTCTCATACCATTACTGAAAGATACAACAAAGCTTACTTACATATTTCTGTTGATGCTTCAGGTTCTATGAGTGGTAAATGTTGGAATGAGGCTATGACATCAGCTATCGCGATGATTAAAGCTTGTGATATGGCTGGTAACATTGATGTGGTTGTTTCAATTAGAACAACTAATCACAGAACTAATGGTGGTAATGGACATGGTGTTCCATTAATTATGGTTTGTTATGATTCAAGAACTGATAAACTTCAAAAAGTAAAAAGTTTATTTTCTGCACTTGATGTTGATGGTACTACACCAGAGGGTTTATGTTTTGAGGCGATTCAAAAAGATTTAATTCCAGGTAATTCTAATCAAGATAGTTACTTTATTAATTTTTCCGATGGACAACCTTGGTTTAGTAATAATGAAATTCGTTACTGTGGTTCTACCGCTGAGAGTCATACTAAAAAAATGTGTGATAATATGAGAGCTATGGGTATTAGTGTTTTGAGTTATTTTATCGGCGGTGACTATGAGTGTTCTTCAGATATGAATAGTTTCAAAAAAATGTATGGTAAAGATGCTTCTTTCATCAAAGCTACTAACATGATGGAAGTTGCAAAAACAATGAACAGAAAATTTTTGGAGAAATAAAATGAGTGATAATCAATTATATGAAAACATACACAATTTCACCAGATTTAAAATTATAGAAATGTTAATTGAAAAATATAAAGATTCAAAGTTAGATACTTTGGATATTATGGAGGAGTTAAGTGAGGATATTTTAACTGTTCTAACAATTGCAGGACTAAAATATTACAATGAACTAAAAGGAGACTTTGAATGAGAATAGGAATAGATTGTGATGGTGTTTTAAGAGATTTTATACCATGTTTAATCGATGATATAAAAATAACCCACCCACAATATGCAGATAAAATTTTAACACCTTTATCGTGGGATTGGGAACAATGGTTACCATTTTGGACTGAGGATGAAACTGAAAAATATGTATTTGAAGATAACTTTTTAGATTTCTTTGGGCCTGATTGTCCAGCCATAAAAACTGCTGTTGAAGATTGGAGTAAATTAAAACAATGGGCTAAAGAAAATAATCATGAATTAGTTTTAGTATCTGCTCAAAGACCTCATTGCATTGAACCAACTAATGCTTGGTTAGAAAAATATGGTTTTGATTTTAAAGAAAAACATTATACACAAGACAAATGGTCTATTGATGTTGATGTGTTAATTGATGATTCTCCAAGTAAGTTAAAAACTTTTAAAAACAGAAGTGTAAATTATGGTACACCGATTTGCATGAATCAAACTTGGAATCAAGATGTCAGAGATAATTATATCAACATTGACAGATTGTCAGATATTATGACAATTGTATTTGGATAATTACAGTGGTATGGTTATTGTACATATATAGGTGTAGGTAATAAATTAAATAAACATAGGAGAAAAAAAATGTTACTAACTACTGACTTATTAAATAATTTTTTTGATGACACATTTGCTATCAGAAAAATGAATCAAAATCTTTCACCAAATTATAAAATTGATACTGATGATGATGGTGTGACTCTTAATATGAATGTTCCAGGTTATAATAAAAAATTAATCGAAGTTTCTGTTGATGGTGATGTACTTGTAATTGAAGGCAAAGCTAATTCAGGTGATGCTAAAGGTTTTTCTAAAAGATTTGATATGAATGATACATTTGATGTTGAAAGTATTAAGGCTAATGTAGTGGATGGTGTTCTTACACTTACCATTCCATATCTTGAAGAGGTAAAACCAAAAAAGGTAAAAGTAAAAGTAAATTAATTGGAATTTATTAACTTTCAAAATAAGAAATGGGTGGTTGTTGGTAAAGCTGAGGGGAAGCTTGTCAATGACCACACCAAACTTAAAAAAAATTATGGTTGTGATTTGGTTATAAAAAATAATCAAAATATATTTTATATGTTAAATGAGGTTATAGATGCAGAGTTCGAAGAAATCAAAAAATAAAATAAAACAATGGTATTTAAAATACTTTGATTGGAATGAAGATGGTGTTGTTAATTGGTGGGAGTTTTTAATTCCTTTTGGATTCATTTTATTTACTGAGGTTATAGCAGAAATAATAGGTTTGTTTATTAACAAAATATTTTTCTAAATAGGTTACATTGTTATCTCCATCACACAAAAGGTTTCTTTTTAGAAACCTTTTTTGTTTTAAAAAATTCGACACTATTTATAATAAAGAGGTCAGAGAAAAATGGGAATACAAGGTTATCCCGCTGACCATGTATTCCTCTCTGGCTTTATAATTATTTATATAGGAGAGACGAATTATGAAACAATACTTACTAACATTATTAATAACAATGTGTTTTATTTTTTCACAAGATTGTGAAGAACCAATTAATGTTTGGTTTAAGATTTCAAACGATATAAATAGTAATAATTATGGTAAAATAATTCCAGTCGATATGAGTAGTGGTTATGCATACTCCGATGGTGCAGTGATTTATTTATTAGTGTTTGATAAAGAATCAAAAGAACAACTTGTATTAATGTTTCCATTTGGATATTGGGAAGCGGGTGGTGAAATAGAAAAAGAATTTAAAGATTTAGAGGATTATCTAAAGTATAATAATGATAAAGGAATCGAGATACAAAAAAACAATAAAGTGGGAGAATAAATATGGCAAAAGCTAGTAAAGAAATAATACAAAAACATGAACAGATGTTTTATCCAACAGTTAGGGTTAGAACTAAAAAAGCTGGTGGTAGTGGTACAGTGGTGTATTCAAAAGAATACAAAGGTGAAGTTTATACTTATGTTATAACTAACCACCACGTGATATCAGATAGTGTAAAAATTGAGAAAAAATGGGACCCTGTTCTTAAACGAAAAGTGGATAAAGAAAAATTAGATACAGTTTATGTTGAATTTTTTAGATATAATAATTATTCTCATACAGTTGGTTCTTTTGCAGTTGAGGCAGACATAGTTGCATATAGTGAAGTGGATGGTGGACAAGATTGGGCTTTACTTCGAGTTAGAGATAAAGAGAATACAGCTGATTGGGTTGCTAATATGTTTCCACTTAAAGATTTAGATAATGTTCATATTTTTGATAAATCTTACGCGGTTGGTGCATCACTTGGACATCCACCAGTTGCATCCGATGGTATGATAACTTACATGGATGATGAAATTGATTCATTTAAATATTGGATGTCATCAGCACCAACAATCTTTGGTAACTCGGGTGGTGCAGTTTATAGATGGTCTGATAGTAGAGAACAATATGAGTACATTGGAATACCATCACGAATATCAATTCAACCCATGGGATTCTCAGCTGATGCTATAACTCATATGGGATATTTTATTCCGATTGAAAGAGTATATAAATTATTAGAGGAAAATGATTATCAATTTATTTATGATGATAAAATTTCTATTGAGGTATGTGAAAAAGCTCGTAAGAAAAAACAGGATCCAGAGAAGGATGAAGAGGAATAAAAAACAAGTAGATTGGAAAACTATAGATTGGCCTCAACTTTATATGGGTGTAGTTGAAGAGAATAAAATACTACGAAAACAGATAGAGGTGTTAGAATCTATTTTAAAAAAACAATTACCCATTGTGGAGGCTAATATTATAGATAAAAAAAATGGGTAGGAGAAATAAACATGACAAAAGAAAAGCGGGAGGCTATAAGATATTCAGCCTGGTTGAATTTATTTATGGGTTTTTATAATCTTTATTTATTTAATCAAAGTGATTGGTGGTTTAATTTAATTATAGGTTCACTTAATATAGGAGTTTGGGTATTCTTTAGAAAAATGTAATTTATCATTGGAGATAAACTATGTGGTATAGAATTGTAATGGTTTTACTAATGGTTATCACAATGAGTTTTTCACAATGGCGATGGGCAAATGACTCTATTAAAATGACTTTTGATAAAGAAGCCCATTTCACAGGTAGTTTTGGATTATATTATTTATTTAAATCAAAGGGCTTTACAAATAAACAGTGTATAACATATACTTTTTATTTAGGATTTACAAAGGAGTGTTTTGACGCCTTATTACCTTGGGAGAAATATGGTAAAATAGGTGGTGATGGATTTTCCAAATATGATTTATATTATAACATAGCGGGGATTGGAACAGCCTATATTATTGATAGGTTATGGAAACCGAAGGAGGATTCAAGATGGGAACGAAGATTTAATCATAATGGTTTTAGCATTATTTATAGGATTTATTAGTAATGAAAAAGGTGTGCAAAAATATCATTATAAAAACCAAATAGTTGAAATAAATAAAAAATACCAATGTCCAAAACATTGTTCTGTACACCATCATCATTCAGTTTATTTTGATGGTTCAGGTATGGTAATAGATAAAAATCAACTTGGTAAAAAAGTTAAGAAAAAAAAATCTTATAGAAAAAAATAAAGCTTGACATATATATAGAATAAGTAGTATATTAGGGTGTTGATAAAATGTCAAAAGAAAACAAAAAAGAATTATTAAGTTTTACAGAAAATGGTCAAAGATATTTACAATGTAAAGGTTGTTTTGATTATCAACCAGTAGATAATGATACGGTATCAATTACTTGTGGGAGATGTACGATTATAAGAACATTAAAACACACTCCATTGGATGAAATGATACCATCATTAAAGAAAAAGGAATCAACTGGAAGACCTGCTGGTTGGCATTTTATGAATGAGTTTGTTGACAAAGATGGTAATGTGTTTCACAAAGGTAAAGAACAACCTGATTTAAAAGGTACTCTTCCACCAACAAAAGTGAAACCACCAAAGAAAAGAAAGAAGTTGTCAGCTGATGAAAAATTACAAAGAGATTTAATAAACTGGAAAAAAAGATTAAAAGCTAAAAGAGGTAAGAATTGATAATAAAAGATAAAATAAAATTACAAGAAAATTGCTCACCTGTATCGATAAAAGAAGGTGAAGAAATTGGTGTTAGGTTATTACACGAATTAAGAGAAGCTAAAAATGGTATTGGTTTGGCTGCAAATCAAATTGGTATTAACAAAAGAGTTTGTGTAATCAATGTAAAAGAACCACTAGTTTTAATCAATCCTAAAATCGTAGAAAAGTCAAAAGAACAATTTGTATTCCCTGAAGGTTGTTTGTCTTTTCCAGATTCTAAAGTAAAAACTTTAAGACACCAAGACATTGTGGTTGAGGCTGATAATCACAAAAATAAATTATCCTTTAGTGCTAACAGTAAAGATATTAATGATGCATTTGAGTGTGTATGTGTTCAACACGAAATCGACCACTTGGATGGAATCACAATGTTTGATAGAGAGTTCAAACAAGAGCCATATCGTTCTCCTAAAAATTATGGTCGTAATGAAAAAGTTACAATAACAGATGGTAATAGTACTAAAACACTAAAATATAAAAAAGCAATTAAGTTTATTGAAAGTGGTTGGAATTTATCTCAAGTCTAGTCATCATTGAAAGAAAATAAATGTTTAATAAAAATAAAAAAATACAATCAAGTTTAGAATACATTGACGCAAAAATAAATCATATTCAAGATATGGTAGCTGATAATAGAGTATTATTAGTAAAATTAATAAAACAAAATAATCAAGTGGTTAACTTTTTAAAAGAATTAGAAGCTGATGTTGATGAACAAAATAATATCAATGCTCCACCATCATTTGGAGATACTATATCAGAAGAAAAGATGCTTGAACTAAAAACAATGTTAGATGAATTTAGAACAAAAAATGAAGAATTAAAAGATTTTGAAGATGAATTAGAAAAACATAAAGATGAGTTAACACCTGGACAGGTAGGTGAATCTTAAAAAAAAACAACGCGTTTTGTTTTTTTTATTATATTTATATAAAATGGTTATTAAAAAGTATTATATGAAATATACAAATCAAAATAGAATCGGTTCTCGACTCTAAAATCCCCAAGTTAATATATTTGTTATCAAAAAAATCTTTAGGGAAGATTGTGTGCATTTTTATAATAAAACCGGAGAGATAAATGAAAATCGTTAATTTAAAAACTCTAATATCTAATGTAATATTATGGTTAGGTATTTTTGGGGCGAGTTATTCATTACTTTAAACAACTAATCGGAGGAAACAAAACATGAATATGAAAAGTATATTCTCAACAGCAAGTGATGTTATTACTGGTTTAACTGGTGTGTTAGCTGGTTTAGTAACAATTGGTATCATGACACAAATTATATTTGGTGCAGGTGCTTTAGGATTGGACATTGTTACAAATATATCAAGTCTTGTTAATACATTTACTTCAGGTGGATTGACTGGATTACTTACACTACTTGTTGTATGTGCTTTGTGGACAAATAAGTAAGTGATTTAAATCACATTAAAAAGTGGAGTTTGTAATATAGCTCCACTTTTTTTATTTTATTTTTTAAAAACTCCAACTTGTCTTATATTTATAATAAACCAACACGGGTTAATATAGGAGAAGTTACTTATGAGTAAAAATAAAAATTCTCAAAAAAAGGTTACATTGTCCGAATTAAATAATCACACTGTAAATAATAAAAGACAAGCACTCAAGGATTTAAAGATGTTAAACTTTGATGATATTCAATATAAGAATCCTGCACAAAAAAGATTCTATAAAACTATATCTAATAAAGACATAACATTTTGTATAGGGCCAGCTGGTTGTGGTAAAACATATCTATCTGTTCACAGAGCGTTAAGAGAGTTAGGAGATAAAGATTCACCAATAGATGGTATCGTTATTGTTAAACCTCTTGTAGAAGCTGCGGGTGAACGTATTGGATACCTACCTGGTGACATTGAGGAGAAGACAATGCCATTTATGATGTCTTTTTATTACAATATGGAACAGATTATTGGCAAACAAAGATTAGAGGTTTTAAAAGCTAATAATATCATTCAGGTTATTCCGATGGCCTATATGAGAGGTATTACATTATCTGATAAGTTTGTTATTTTGGATGAAGCACAAAATGCGACACCTGAACAAATCAAAATGTTTGTAACAAGATTGGGTGAAGGTTCACGGTATATCATTACTGGTGACTTAGCGCAATCTGATATTAAACGTGGTAAAAGTGGATTAGAAGACGCAATTAAAAGATTCGCTGGTGTGCATGGAGTTGGTTTAGCTCAATTCAAAGAAAAAGATATTGTAAGACATTCATTGGTTAGAAGATTGTTAAAAAGATATAAACCAAACTTTAACATTATTGATGAAATTTCAGCTGAAAAAACTATATCAATGTGGATACAAGAACAGGGTTTAGACACACCAACTGATAATTCATTAGACTACGAGTATTTTTTAAAAAAATAAACCTTTGATAATACATCTGAGAAGTTGTAAATTAATACATAATAACAATGGAGATAATAATGATTAAATTAAAGTATGCTATAATTGGTTTACTAATATCAAACTTTAGTATTGCATTTTATTGCAATGGTATTATAAATGAATTACATAAAGAAATAGCAAGATTAAATGAATTAAATAAAGATAATGATACACAGGTATCATATTGGAATCATGATGGTGAATGGAAACGACTTACATATAAGGACTAAAAAAAATATGAAAACAATGAGAAGTATCGATGGTAAAAGAATATTTCGTACTACTGATGAAAAAGCATCACAATTATATATTGAGGGTGAGGCTCATTACGCACCAAAATCTTTATGGAAAGAAAGTGTTCGTGATATAGATAGTAAAATACATAATAATAAAGTTGGTGTTGGTTTCGCTCATAAAGATACAAAATCAAATAAAACATCAAAAGCACAAAAAAGACACCTAAGAAAAAACAATAAGTGATAAATAGGTATATAATTTTAACGCTGTTATCTTTTCTGATAGCAAATGTTTTAGTATGGTATCAATTAAATTCACAATTAGTATGGAAATGGGCTGAAGGATATAAATCAATGTGGATTATGTCTTTACTTGGTATCCCCATTAGTTTATTATTTTGGTTATGTACTAAATGGGGATATATTGGATTTGGTAATTTATGGTCAGTAAGATTTTTGGGATTTGCAGCCTCAATGTTTACATTTCCAATTATGACTTATTTTTATTTAGGTGAGACTATAACTTTAAAAACTTCAATTAGTATTATATTAGCTATTATTATAATGCTATTGCAATTGCTTTAATTATTAGTTGCTTATTGCTTAATTGCTTAAGTTGCTTAATAAGTAGTATAGTTTTTCAGAAAACGATAGAAAAAAATTGTAACAAAAAAAAAGCTTGACTTATGTGTTATTTTATTCTTATATTTATTCCATGTTAAATAATTTTTTCGATATAAAAGATGAATTTGATTTCGATACAGAGAAACAAAACTTTGTTAAGAATCTTGATATGCTTAAATCAATGTCAGTTGAAGAATCTACATTATACAAAAAATGGCAAGAGTTTAATAAAGATGAATATAAAATGAGAACTAAAGCTCATAAGTTTGATATTATAAAGTCTAAACTTTGGAAACCAACTGATATAATGAATTATGATTTAACAGTAAAAGAGATTCAGGCTATTGAACCAATTGTTGAGTTTACAAAAGATGCTGAAACTTGGACTATTGTTAGAAAGTTAATTCATACAATGGATTGGAATGCTAATCCAGGTAGAAACCAAAAGTATTATGTTAAAGATAAAAACACAGGTAAAATACTTGGATTAATATCATTGGGTTCAGATGTTACATCAATTAAAGTTAGAGATGATTATATTGGTTGGAAAAAAGATGACAAGTTCGTTGAACATAAATTAAACAACACAGCTATTGCTTCAACAATAGTTTGTGTTCAACCACTTGGATTCAATATGTTGGGTGGTAAATTGATTGCAGCTCTAACCACTTGTTCAGATGTTAGAAACCAATGGAAGAAAGATTACGATGATACATTAATTGGTGTTACTACAACATCATTATATGGAGCCCACTCTCAATACAATGGAATCCCACATTGGAAGACACTTGGTGAATCAGCTGGTAAGATTATGATTAAACCTGATGATTCAGTTTATTTGGTTTGGAACAAATGGTTAAAAGAAAATCATCCAGAAGAACACTTAAAGGCTATATCAGCTACAGGTCCTAAACAAAATGTTATAAATAGAATATTTAAACACTTGGATATAAAGAGTAAAGATTATGAACATGGATTTAAACGAGGTGTGTTTTTTGCTAACATGTATGAAAATGGTTTAGCGTATTTAAGAAATGAAATAACGGATGATGATTTAGTGATGAAAGAAAAATATGTTTTAGATTATGATAGAATTAATTCTTGGTGGAAACCAAAAGCTATCAGAAGATATACAAAATTATTTAATGATAAAAGAATTAAACCTGAAACATTATTTTATGGTAATGTGGTTGGAATGACTTGGAGCGAATGTAAAGAGAAATATATAAGTGAAGTTGGTAGATAAAAAAAAGCTTGACTTGTATTGCTAAAATGTATTATAATATATAATGATAAAAACATCTAAAAGATATAAACAAAAAATGATAAAAGATAAAACAAATAATAAGGAGAAGACTATGGATAATCAAAACACATTAAAGGCATTTTTAGGTATAGAAGAAAATTCTTTACCTGAAAATATAAAAACACATAAAAAAAATAAAGTTTATTTGAACCATAAAGATAGAAGATTTCTGAAAAAAATTATTAAAAAATTTCCTAAAGAATATCATGAATTAGATAATCTTACAATTGAAATGATAGATAACTTACCTAAGTTACAACCAATTATTTCACCACAACAAAAGTTACAAAATATTGTTAATAACTTTACAGATGATGATATATTAACACAAGCTAAAGATAATGGAGAATCTTTTATCGATCAAGTTATAATGAATATTGGAATATTAAAAGATATTTTTTATCCAAAAGATTTTTTAGGACAATTAGAAAATTGGTGGATTATAAATTCACCACTAAATAGAGACCCTAATTTAGAAGTAGATGATGTAGTAGCTAGTAAATTATCTTATGCGTTAAGAATGGCTTTTATGTTAGGTGAATATATGTTTTTACCTGTAACAATATTTTGTGAAGAAGTTGAAGGTAAAAAGTTTCCTTGTTTAGCAGCTAAAGATAGAGGACACATTAGTACAATCATACATTATTTTGATAAAAAATATAATTCAGATGTATGGAAGAAAGCTTATGATTTAGTTCAATCAGAAAAAAGATGTAAAGATTGTAAAACATTGCAAACTTTTCTTAAAGAAACATTAGTACCACTGATGGATGAGAATGATAAATTTAGTTTAAATGAGGTTTTAACTACGGATGTTAAGGATAAATTATTTTCACACCCATTCACTGTATCTGTAAAGGTTGAAACGATAGAATGTCATAAACAAGAAATTCATAGTATTAATGCACCAGATGGTATTTGGCAACCTCATCAATATGGGATTACAGAAATACAATCACAATTGATGATTAATCCAAGTGATATTATTAACGTAGATGAAATATATAAATCTGTTTGTAAACATGATGTTTTTACTGGTAAATGTGAATTGTTTTCTAATCAAAAAGGAAATACAAAAAAAATGTCTAATTGGGAAGATGAAGTTATTTGGAGTTATATATCTGCCAAAAATTGCTCAACACCTACAGAAAAAGTAAATTACTTTTGTCAAGCATATAAAAACTTTAGTTTGTCTAATATTGAAAAGAGAAAAAATCTTTACACAGGTGTTTTAGAAAAAAACATAAGTCAAAAATCATTTACAGACGGTATAACATTAATAAAACGAATATCTGAAAGAAAAAAAGTTAAATCATTCAATGATACTATTTCCACCATAGTAACTAAATTAAAAAAACAAGATAATAGTAAAAAATATTTAAATATCGACCATTTAAATTTATCAAAATTAGATTCAGGTTCAATGTTTGTTTTACTTATCGATAAACTTATTGAAGAGTGTAAATTTAGAAACAATAAGGAGTGGGTAGCTAAAGTTACTGATAAGTTATTGGATGTAATGATAACTTATATTGGAAAAAAATCAATACAAAATGAACTAAATGATAAAGGTGCAGGTATACCCGCTAGAGAGAAATATTTTTGGACAAAGGTATTTAATCAAACAAAAAATAATTTAATGAATGAAGGTGAAACATTATCTAGTAAAGATAAAAAACTATCGGATTTAAGAATACATTTAGATGGTGGTATGGGGGATTCAATTATTAGTTTTTTAGATAGAATTGCAAGAAGTAAACCTATTCAACTATCAGATTATGAGATAGGTACTTTTGATTTAAATGATTCTTCAACTTTTCAAGATGGTCATATGACAGCTGGTTCAACACCAACTTATGACACAATGTTTTTACAATTTCCTAAAGATAATGAATTTTGGAAAAACACAAGGAATTTTGAAAAAGGTTATTGGAAAGAATATTTAAATGATTTACAAAGTATAGAATCAGAAATTTTTGCTTCAGGTAATCGAGAAATAATACAAGCTTATTTTAATACAAAGAAGTTTTGTGAACTAATGGGAGATAAATTAATATAATGAACATATTCAAATATGCAGATACGAAAGATAATGAAAAAACTTATAATTATAAATTTTTAGTTTATCCTAATATTACATATATGCGTGATTTAGAAAAAGATTCTTATGTGGTTGTGTTGAGAAATGTTATTAAAGAAATAAATAAAGTTAGAGATGATATTCATTGGACAATTTTATCTCCAATGAACTCAGCTAAAGATGAAATAAAAAGTCTTCAATTTGAAAACACAACTCAACTTCAAATAGAGTATCCATCGTACCCAAATGCAATGCGGACACATTTTGATTATATTAATTTTATGAAAGCATTAGATTGGAAAAATAATGAATATGATGTTGTGTATACTCACTTACCTGAACATACAAGTTTAATAGCTAATGCTATTTACAACAATACTAATATGCGACCAAAATTTATTGGTGGTTATTGTCATTGGTTTGAAGTGGATGAAAATACAGCCTATTCAGAAAGATTATTTATAGAAAACATATCTGGTATTTTAAAAATGCAAGAATGTGGTGTTAATTCTAAATGGTTGAAAAATCTTGTAATTGAAAAAAGTAAAGAACTTTTTAGTGATAATGTGATTCAAAAACTTGAAAAAATAATTCAACCTCATTATTTAGGTATAGATGAAATTTCTACTGGACATAAGTATAAACCAAAAACAATTTTGTTCAATCATAGAGATAATGAATACACAGGTTGGAGTTGGTTTGTAAAAAGAATGGATGAATTGTGGGAGAAAAGACAAGATTTTAAAGTCTATACTACATTAGCTGAGTTAAATAAACCTTATGCTGAAAGAGTAAAAATACATAGTAGAGAAGATTATTTAAATTTTATTCGTTCAATGCACATGGGTGTGGGATGTTTTCAAAAATATTCTGCTTGGAGTATTTCAACAACTGATGGTTTAAGTCAAGGTGTTCCATATGTTCTTCCTAATGGAATGTGTTATCCAGAAATGGTAGGAGAAAACTATCCATTACTTTACAAAGGTGTTGATGGATTTAAATCCACCATAGAGTATATGTTAGATAATCCAAAAGCTAGAGAAGAAGCTAATAATTATCTCTCTCCAAATTTAGATAATTTTAAATGGAGTGAAAGAGTGCCAAAATGGTTTAGTAATTGGAAATTTTTAGATGAGTTAGAAATTATTGGTGATAAAAGTGAAGCATATCCTAAAATAGTCGAGTTTATAAAAAATAAAAAGTTTGTAACTAAAAGAGATATAACAGACCATTTTAATTGGGGTGTTAGAATTTCATTAACAGCTTATAGAAATAAATTAAGAAAAGAAAAAAATATCAGATTTACAAAAAATGGTTATGAATATATAGGAGCATAAATGAAAAAATTAACAGCAGAACAAATACAGATGAATTGGGAAACACTAATGGATGTTATTGATAAACATATTAGTGGTGATAGAAAAGAAAACTTATTAAAGATGTACGATGATTTTAAAGATAGAATGATGTTTGCACCCGCAAGTGCAAAAGCTGACTTTCACAACGCTATGCCGGGTGGGTATGTTGAGCATATTCTTCATATTGTAAATCATTCATTAGAGTTAAAACAATTGTGGGAAAAGAATGGAGCTATGATTAACTTTACAGATGAGGAGTTAGTGTTTGCAGCTTTACATCATGACTTAGGTAAAGTTGGTGATTTAGAACATGATTACTATGTTCCACAAGATTCGGATTGGCATAGAAAAAATCGTGGTGAGATTTATAAACATAATCCACAACTTCAATACATGAAAGTGCCTGATAGAGGATTATGGTTACTTCAACATTATGGTGTTAAGGTTACAGATAAGGAATATATTGGAATCAAATTAACAGATGGTTTATATGATGATGCTAATGCGTCTTATTTAAAATCATACAATCCAGATTATAATCTTCGTTCCAATATGGCTTACATTTTACATCAAGCTGATATGATGGCGACACATATTGAGTTCGACCAATGGAAAAGAAGTGATGAGGTTGAAGAGCCTATAAACACAAAAGTACCCAAAACAAAAGATGAACAAAAACAAGTAGATAATCTTAAACAAAAGTTTGATGAATTATTTGCATAGATAGGAGATTTTAATGTGGTGGTTTTTAACGATATTATTTTTTTTATTTGGATTATCAAGTGTTATCTTGTTAAGATATTCATTAAAAAGAATAACACAATACGAAGAGTTAATATTACAAATCCAACAAGTAATTAAATTCTCAACAGAAAAAATGAAATTAGTAGATTCTAAAGGACACTATGAATCTGATGATGAAACAGGTTTTTTCTTTGAACAATTAAAACAAATTCAATTATCCCTCGATGGAATATTTGAAGAGGAAGGTACAAATGCCAAGAAAGAAAAGTAAAAGAAAAGTATACTTTGGACAAGAGGTTCAAGATGCGATTATAGATTATAACACAAGTGAAAGTAATTCAAAAAAGAATATAATTTATAGAGATAGAATACATAAGGCTTTTGATAAATTAGCTGAGAATATAATTAACACTTTTAAATTTACTTATTTTGATTATGGTTTTGAAGAAATTAAAAATGAGGTTGTTGCATTTATGGTGATGAATATTCACAAGTATGACCATACAAAAGGTTCAAAAGCATTTAGTTAC